CAGATCGCACTCGTCGAGTGGATGCGCCTCGCGCACCCGAAAGTCGCGCCCTGGATGCACCACAGCCCCAACGGCGGCCTGAGAAGCCCTGTGACGGCCGCAAGGCTCAAGGCTATGGGTGTACGCAGGGGGTTCCCCGATCTCACGCTGTGGGTCGCTAGAGGCGGTCACAGAGGCCTTGCCATCGAGCTCAAGGCCTCGCGCGGCAAACCAACCCTCGAACAGCTCGAGTGGCTGGGCCACATGGGCGGCATGGGGTGGATCGCCGTGCTGTGCGTGGGATTCGATGCGGCACGGCAGACGATCGATGACTACCTCGCGTGATCCGAATCACCCCCAGTGGGTCTGCCTGCCGTGTGGCACGGCCTACGGACGCGGCGCGAAAAACCCAGCCGCGTGTTGGCACATGGGGCGCTGCGACATCTGCCGGCAAGATTCCTCCGTGACGCAGGTGCGAGATTTTGGGCAGCTCAGATCCAAGTTGGAAGAGGGGGAGCGGAGCATGCAACACACCCGCCTGACCGCCCACGGCATGGCTCGGGCAGACACCATCCGGGACGCCATCAAGACCACCGAGGCGGAGCTTGGTATCGTCGGCTACGGACGCGAACGCCAGCAGGTGCTGGATCGCCTGTGGACGCTCAAACACGCACTATCCGGATCTGAGGGATGACATGCGCATCGTCCTCAACGACTCGGGCAGGCGCATCGGGGAGAGTCACCATAACGCGATCCTCACGGATTACGATGTCAGGCTCGTCCTGGAGCTGATTTCGGTGGGGGTCAGCTATGCGGTGATCGCCGAAAAATTCGGCGTCTCGAAGTCATGCATCGCTCACATCAGCAGTGGGCGGAGAAGGGGGCAGTGGACGGCGAGGGTGATTGCTGAATGAGCAAGCAGGCGAGCAAGCAAAAGAAAGTCAGCCCGGCGAAGAGAAAACGTGGGGGGCAGACACTGTACACGAAGGCTATCGCCACGGAGATATGCGAGCTCCTGGCGACTGGAAAGCCGCTGACCCAGATATGCAGCCTCGAGCATATGCCGGGATGGACGACAGTCTGGGATTGGCAGCAGAAGTATCCGGAGTTCGCCGAAGATTTCGCGCGCGCGCGATCTCTCGGGTTTGATGCGATAGCCGAAGAGATGTTCTATATCGCCGACACTCCCTGCGTTGGTGAGGAGATCGAGCTCGATGCCGATGGCAATATCACCAAGATCAAACGCGGCGACATGCTGGGGCATCGCCGGCTGCAGGTAGATACGCGCGCCAGGCTGCTGGCCAAGTGGGACCGAAAGCGATACGGAGATCACACGCAAACCGAAATCTCCGGCCCCTATGGGGGCCCGATCGTGTACCAGGACGAAACGGCGCGCGCTGCACGCGTCGCGCATCTCCTCGCGCTTGCCAAGCAGCGTGAAAGCGATGCCAACGATTCCGAATGAACCCGCGTGATCTCGAGCGATACCTCACCAATGCAGAGCGCGCAGAGTTAGACGCGCTGATCGCGGCCGACATTGCCGCACGCCCTTGGTTGCCGCTGCCCGGCCCGCAGCGGATGGCGTATGAGTCCGATGCCGATGTGATCGGGTACGGCGGCGCTGCAGGGGGCGGAAAAACCGACCTGATCGCCGGCCTGGCGCTGTGCGAGCATCAGAGGGCGTTGGTCATCCGGCGCGAGAAGACGCAGACCGAGGGCGTAGTACAGCGCCTGACGGACATCATTGGCGCGACGACCGGCTACAACAGCCAGAAGTCAATCTGGCGCCTGCCGGCGGGGCGTCGCGGCATCATCGAGTTCGGCGGCTTGGATAACCCGGGGGACGAACGCCGATGGCAAGGCCGGCCGCACGACCTGAAGGCCTTTGACGAGGCCACCGAGCAGCGCGAGGATCAAGTGCGCTTCGTGATGGGGTGGACACGCACGAGCGATCCGGCGCAGCGCACGCGGGTGCTCATGACCTTCAACCCGCCGACCACCGCAGAAGGCCGCTGGGTAATCCAATTCTTCGCGCCTTGGCTGGACACGCAGCACGCGCTGTATCCCACGCCGCCGGGAACGTTGCGCTGGGCGGCCATGATTCCAGGAGCTGACGGCAAGACCGTCGACGTATGGCTGGATCGCGCTGACCCTTTCGTTTTTGCGGACGGCATCCCCTGCTACGACTTCGACCGCACGCAGTACACGCCAGAGCAGATCATCACCCCGCAATCGCGCACCTTCATTCCGGCTCGGGTGACAGACAATCCGTACTACATGGCATCTGGCTACATCGCCACGCTGCAGTCTCTGCCCGAGCCGCTGCGCTCACAGATGCTGTTCGGCGACTTTCTCGCGGGCATCAAGGATGATCCCTGGCAGGTGATCCCGACGCGCTGGGTAGAGCAGGCACAGGCGCGCTGGCAGGCAAGGGCGCGCAAGGGCGAGCAGATGTCGATGGGTGTCGACGTGGCCAGGGGCGGCCAGGACAATACCGTGATCGCGGCGCGATACGCGCGCGGCGAGGATGGCGAATACTGGTTTGACGAACTTAAGCTCTACTCTGGCGCAGAGACCCCCAGCGGGCGCACGGTGGCTGGGCTGGTGGTATCCGAGCACCGGGATCACGCGCCGATTCATCTGGATGTAATTGGCGTGGGCGCCAGCCCGTACGATGTGCTGTGTGATGCTGGGCAGCCAATTTATGGCATCAATGTGGCAGAGCGAGCGACCCGCCGCGACCGATCGGGCAGGCTCGATTTTTTCAATTTGCGCGCCCAGCTCTGGTGGGCCATGCGCGAGGCGCTTGATCCGGAAAACGGTATCGGCGTCTGCCTGCCGCCCGACAAGGATCTACTGGCCGAGCTCTGCGCGCCGCGCTGGCAGCTCAGAGGGACGGCCATCAAGGTCGAAAGCCGCGATGATGTCGTGAAGCGCGTGGGTCGATCGCCCGATCGCGCGACAGCGGTGATCTTGGCACTGATGGATACACCAAAGGTGGCACAGCTCCGGTACCTCGAACGTAATGCCCAGACGTCGAGCGCGGCGCTGGATTACGATCCATACAAGCACATGTAGCCCCGTGTCCGTAGGGCGGGCTCGGCGCTCGTAGAGTGCCTCCACCTTCCACCGGTGGGACGTGCCCATGTGCCTGAAGAGCCCAAAGACGCCAGATCCGCCTCCGCCTCCGCAGCCGGCAAAGCCGCCGGACGTGGACATGGCCAAGCTGCGCCAGCGCAACCGGCAGGGCGGCATGGTCGGTGGCTCGCTGCTCACTGGCCCGAGCGGGCTGTCCGGCCCCGTGAGCACAGGGCGCGCGACGCTCCTCGGCGGCTGATCGCGCAGCATGCCCAGCATACCGGTGAGCAGAAAACAGCGCCTGCTGGCGCGCAAGGCCAGCCTCTGGAATGAGCGCTCGAGCTGGGATTCCATCTGGAAGGACATCAGTTCGTACCAGCAGCCGCGCACCGGCCGTTTTATCGCCACCGATCGCAATCGCGGCGACAAGCGATCGAACAGCATCCTCGATAATACGGCCACGTATGCCGCGCGCACGCTGGCAGCGGGTCTCATGTCCGGGATGACCAGCCCGGCGCGGCCCTGGTTCCGCCTTGAGATCGAAGATGCGGACCTGATGGAGTCAGGAGCCGTGCGCGCTTGGCTGCACGACACCGCAAAATTAATCAGGCGCGTGTTCGCCTCGAGCAACACCTACAGGGTGCTGCATTCCATATACGGCGAGCTCGGGCTCTTTGGCACCGCGTGCTCGATGGTGCTGCCAGACTTCGAGAATGTCATCCACCACTACCCGCTGACCATCGGCGAGTACGCGCTGGCGACGAATGCGCAAGGCGCCGTCGACACGGTAGTGCGCGAGTTCCAGATGACCGTCGAGCAGATGGTCGAGCAGTTCGGCCTGGAGGCCTGCTCAGCGTCGGTGCGAAACCTGTACACGAATGGTAGCTACAGTGCGTGGATCGATGTGCTACACATCGTCCAGCCGAGGCGCGAGCGTGATATCCACAAGCGCGACGCGCGTAACATGCAGTACGAATCGATCTACCTGGAGCCGGGACGCGGCGACGCAAGCGAGCAATTCCTGAGCGAATCCGGTTTTCGTCGCTTCCCGGCGCTCGTCCCACGCTGGATCATTACCGGTAACGATATCTACGGCACCTCACCGGGCATGGACTGCCAAGGCGACGTGAGGCAGCTCCAGCACCAGCAACTGCGCAAGGGGCAGGGCATTGACTACCAGGTCAATCCGCCGCTGCAAGTCCCAACGCGCTACAAGGAGGCGGAGCGGGCGCGCCTGCCGGGTGGCGTTTTTTACGTCGATGCGCAGGGATCAACTGGCGCCGGCGTGCGCTCTGCGTTCGAGGTGCGCCTCGACATGCAGCACCTCTTGCTCGATATCCAGGATGTGCGCGATCGAGTCCGCCAGGCCTACCACGCGGACATATTCCTAATGCTGGCCAACGACACGCGTTCCGGCACCACGGCCACCGAGATCGCGGAGAGGCATGAGGAAAAGCTCCTGATGCTGGGGCCGGTGCTCGAGCGCCTGCACAACGAGCTCCTTTCCCCACTGATCGATATCACCTTCGAGCATTGCGTGGCGGCTGACATCCTGCCCGATATTCCGCCTGAACTGCAGGGGATGGAACTCAAGGTCGAATTCATCAGCGTTCTGGCTCAGGCGCAGCGCGCAGTTGCAACGCAGGGCATGGATCGCATGCTCGCTGCGGTGGGCCAGCTCACTGCGCTGTCCCCGGCGATTGTGGATAAGGTGGACTTCGATCAAGTCGTCGACGAGTACGCCGACGCCTACGGGGTGAGCCCAAAGATCATCGTACCCGACGACCAGGTCGCACAGATCCGTGCGCAACGCGAGGCGGCGCAGCAGGCGCAGCAGGCAGCAGCAGCAGCACCGGCGGCCGTCGACACAGCAAGAGCTGCCAGCGAGATCGACACTGACAATTTGCGCGATTTGATGAACCAGTTCACCGGATACGGCACGCCGAGCGCGCCGTATGTCGATGGCTGATGGCTGATGGCGTGTCCGTAAGCTCCCCACTGGACGAGTAGCGTATTTTCCCCATGGAAACCAGCGATCCGACAGATCTGAACCGCCTGGAGCGCGAGGCCAAAGCCGAAGAGGTGGCGGCGCGCGAAGCAAGGCGCATGGAGCTCGACGACATACGCTGGCTGCTCGGGCACCAGCAGGGGAGGCGCATTGCGCTCCGACTGCTCGAGGAGACCGGTGTATTCCGGTCTTCATTCGATCACAACCACTCGCTGATGGCTTTCAGCGAGGGGCGACGCAACATCGGGCTGTGGATCACGGCAGAACTTTTGGAGGCTAGCGCCGATGGATATTTCGCCGTGCTGCAAGAGTCTAGGGGTGGCGCATGACTGACGTGCATGCAACAGAGATCCCAAGCGAGCAGGAGCCAGACGCAACAGCGCCGCCAACAACGCTTATGGACGCGTCCACTGTCGAGGCGGAGCAGTCGCAGCCTGGCGAAACAGCCTATGAGTTCAAGACGCCCGAGGGCATGCCGCTCGACGATGCGGCCGCCAGTGAGTGGGCGGTCGCCGCGCGTGAGCTCGGGCTTGACCAGTCGGCCGCGCAAAAAGCTGTCGACATCGTTGCAAACATGGTGCGCCGACAGCAGGAGTCTCAATCGGGCCTGGTGGCTAGCTGGGCAGAGCAGTCGCAGGGCGACACGGAGATCGGCGGCGACAGGCTACAGGAGAACCTGGGTGTTGCACGCAAGGCTCTTGAGATGTTCGGCACCCCTGAGCTGCGCGACGTGCTGAACATGACGGGGCTTGGCAATCACCCTGAAATAATCCGAGCGTTTTATCGCGCCGGCAAAGCCATCAGCGAAGACGCGTTCGTATCCGGCTCGCCAAGGAGAGCCGACGACATGGATGCAGCCAAACGTATGTTCCCTACCATGAACTGAGGAAGGCATTATGTCCGCATTGAAAGCAACCAACCCGACGCTCATCGACGTTGCCCGGCGCACCGATCCGGATGGCAAAATCGCGACGATCGTCGAGCTGTTGAACCAGTCAAACGACGTGCTCACTGATATGAGCTGGGTCGAGGGCAACCTCGAAACAGGCAACAAGACCACCGTGCGCACCGGCATTCCGGTGCCGACCTGGCGCAAGCTGTATGGCGGCGTCCAGCCCACAAAGTCCACCACCGCGCAGGTGCAGGACTCGTGCGGCATGCTCGAGGCCTACGCTGAGATCGACAAGGCGCTGGCAGATCTGAACGGCAATACCGCGGCATTCCGTCTGTCTGAAGACAGCGCGATCATCGAGGGCATGTCGCAGGAGCTGGCGCAGACGCTGTTCTACGGAAACGAGGGCAGCGAGCCGGAGGCGTTCACTGGATTGGCGCCGCGATACAACTCGTTGTCTGCGCAGAATGCGGACAACATCGTCAACGCAGCCGGTGATAATGCGAGCTCGAACACATCGATCTGGCTGTGCGTGTGGGGCCCGCAAACCGGCTTCGGCATTTACCCCAAGGGCAGCAGCGGCGGCCTGAAGATGACCGACAAGGGTCAGGTAACGATCGAGAACGTCGACGGCAGCGGTGGCCGGATGGAAGGCTACCGCACGCACTACCGCTGGGATGCAGGCCTCACGATCCGTGACTGGCGCTACTTCGTGCGCGTCGCAAACATCAAGATCAGCGACCTGGCTACGGTATCGAACACGAAGAACCTGATCAACTGGATGGTGCAGGCAAGTGAGCGCATTCCCAGCTTCGGCAAGGGACGTGCATGCTGGTACGTAAACCGCACCATCCGCGAGAAGCTGCGGCTGGGGATCCTGGAGCGCGTGGCCAACAACCTCTCGTGGGAGACAGTGGAGGGCCGGCGCGTAATGACGTTCGATGACATTCCGGTCCGCCGGACAGACGCGATCGTCAACAACGAATCGCTGGTCGCCTGATCGGTCACGACACACACGGAGTACACACCATGATTCTCGACGCACGAGCCGAATTCTGCGACGCCGTCGCACTCAACACGGGCGCCGCAGGCACCTACCTGGTCGGAGACCAGATCGACCTGATGATCGCCGGTCAGAAGCTGACTCCCGGACCGATCGGCGCCACCGACGTGCTGTATCTCGTCATCACTGTGGATACCGGAATCAAGGTGGCATCGAGCACCGGCACCGTGACATTCCAGCTCGCATCGGATGATACGGCATCGATCTCGACGAGCACCGCGACGATCCACGCGCAGACACCGGCGTTTGCCACGTCCACGACGTCAGACGCTGGCGCGCTCAAGCCTGGCGCTGTGCTGGCGGTGATGGAGATCCCCCGGGCGTTCAATTACGAGCGGTATCTCGGGATCCTGCAGATTACCGGGTCGACTGCCGTGAGCGCTGGCAAGATCAACGCGTTTCTGGTGAAAGACCCGGCCCAGTGGGCTGCGTATGCGCAGGGCTGATGAGGTTGCAGCATGAGAGTCGTGGCTATCGAGATGGGCTTTTATGGCGGCCACCGAATACGGCCCGGGCAAGAGTTTGACGCTCTCGACGGAGATACTGCTCGGTGGTTTGTGCCAGTGAGCAGCGCCCAGGCCGAAGAAGCGAAGAAGCAGGCCGTCAAGCCTGCGATGCCTCGCACGCTGTCCGAGATGGGAAAAGCCCGTGCGAGGAGCGCGACTGATGACGGGATCGCCTGATGGCGACCGTTGTTCCAGTCACTACGTTCCCGTATGAGACATCCCTGGATGTAGCGGTAACGACCTGGTACGGGATGGGGAAGGATGACGACGGCGAGCCGGTGCAGCTCGTCGTTTTTTCTGATCGCTCTGTCCAGATTGCAGGGGCGTTCGGCGGCGCGAGCATCACGATCGGCGGAAGCAACGACGGCGTCACGTATCACGCGCTCACCGACACGGCAGGGGTGCCGCTGACGCTCACCGATACGGCGCTACGCCAAATTGTGGAGCTACCTGTATGGATCAAGCCAAGAGTGTTTGGAGGCAGCCCGGCGACCAACCTTGCCGTAATAATTGCCGGGCGCCGATCTCTTTGAGATGGGCGATTGACGCATGAATGTCGTCGAGCTCACGAAGCGGCACGAGGGATTTCGGCCGCATCCGTATACGTGCACGGCCGGGAAAGTCACCGTCGGATATGGCCGCAATCTGGACGATGTGGGCCTGGATGAGACAGAGGCAACCTACCTGCTCGAGCGCGACATCGAGCGTGCCCGCGCCGTGTTGCGGCTGGAGCCGTACTGGATCGACCTCGGCGATGTACGGCAGGCCGTGCTGCTCGATATGGCCGTCAACCTGGGCCTCGCCGGCCTCGCGCGATTCAAGCAGATGCGCGTCGCACTCACGGCTGGCGACTACATGCGCGCGGCTGCCGAGATGGTCGATTCGCTGTGGTATCGGCAGGTGGGTGAGCGATCGCGTCGCCTGGTCAAGATGATGCGTACAGGGGAGTGGCCGGGATGATCGCAACACTGGCCGACCTCTGGTACGTCGTGAGCCTTACTACAGGCATCGTCACGCTGTGCATGTGCGAAGAGGACGCGTGCAGCGAGGCCGCCGCATACGATCGGCTGTGGCCGGCAGCAGCGCCTCACATCGCGACCCGGCTGCATCTCGTGGATGCGGTGCGGGATGGCGACCGTTCCGAGGATCTGCTCGAAATGGTGGGTGCATGACCGCGTGGCTGCTCTCCCGCCTGCCGCATATCGCTGTTGCCGCAGCAATGGCAATCGCCATCGGCTACACGTACCACACGGGCAGATCACACGGCAGAGCGTTGGCCGAGCTCGAGTGCGCGCAGATCCAGCAACAGCGCGATGCGCGCGACGCCGAGGCAGCCAGGACGTGGACCGCGCACCTGGAGGCGCTCGATCAGCAGCGCAGGACCGCAGAGGAGCGCGCAGCACGTGCCGCGACGCAGACCGTGACCGAGTACCTGCCCGGCAGGCTGGAGGTGCGCCGTGAGATCGTGGAGCGTGCTGTGTATCGCGACTGCGTTGTGTCTGTCCGCATGCGCGACGCCCTCAACGCCGCCCTCAGCGGCCATCCCGTCGCAAATGGAGTGCCCGAAGCATGAACTACCACTGGTTGTTCGCGTTGCTTGTCCAGACCGTCTTGATCCTCTCGAAGGCCCGTCGATGGGCGCGCTCGCGGAAACCCTTTACGACGTGGCGCAGCAGTACCACACGTGCCGGCGCGCGGTGATGGAGGCGTGGCGATGACCGCCCCCTTGGCTGCCATCGCATCCCTGATCGCGCTCACCTACGCGCTGCGCGTGGTGTGCCGGCAGGATCGGCGCAGGCCTGCTCTCGACTCCCGGCGTCTGGTGGTGCATATCTGGTGGATCGCTGTCGTCGCGACGCTCGCGGCCACGGTGATCGAGATAGGCGATCTGCCGCACGCGGACGCCGCACACGAGGCGTGGCATTTTGTGGTGACAACTTGCGCCATCGGCACGATGGCCGGGCTGCGCGTAGCCTGCGGGAGGGTGTGGTGAGCGTAGATGTCGATTCGGTCCGCGAGCTGTTGGCCGCGGTAAAAAGCGGCGTTCTTGCTGCGTTTGGCGGACTGGTCGGGTATTTGGTGGACGTGAGCCACGATCCCGATAAGACGTTCTCATGGATCGCCTACGGGATCTTTGTCCTGTGCGCGTTTTTTGTGGGCCAGGTGCTGGCCGACTGGCTGCCTTCCGATCTGCCTGGTCGCGGCGGCGTCATCATGGTCGCCGGCACGTCGGCGTATCCCGTTCTGCAGGCGCTGCGCTCGCAGGCGATCACAATCACGCAGAAATTCGGCAAATGAGGGCATCGGCATGACCGATGCACGGACCCACCTCAAAGGCCTGGAATTGCTGAAGACGGGTGACGTATCGGCCATCAAGGCTGTATTTGAATTCTGAATTGGAGGCCGACAATGGGAGCAGGGGGATTTATCGTTTGTCATCCGATACGCGAGCGTATCGGCAATGGTGAGATCGATTTCGACACCGACTCATTCTCGTACGTCTTGCTCTCGAGCACGTCGAACATCTCGACCTCGAGCGACGGCTACGCATCGCTTACCGGCGAGCTGAGCACGGCGAACGGATACACGAACGGCGGCTACAGCGTTACGCCAACCTGGACGCGCTCCGGCGGCAAGGTGACATTCGACGTCAGCGATCCGACGTGGACGGCCAGTGGCGGCAGCATCACGGCTCGCTGGGGCGCAATCATCGATACCACGGCCGGGAGGGTGGTGGCCTATCACCTGCTGGAGAGCCCGGCCGCTGACGTCACCACCAGTGCAGGCAACATCCTGACCGTGAAGATCAATGCTGCCGGCGTGTTCGTCATTGACGACTGAGCATGATCGGCCACGTACGTCTCGATGCAATTGAGAGCGTTTTGATCGCACGAGCCTATGTGTGCCCGGTAGACATCGACGCACCGTTGTGCGACATGACGGCGCCATACGTGGCAGTTGCCACCGTGACGGTGGCAGGCGATACGGCCTACGTACAGGCACTGCATGGCGCGTTGACTCCCACGATGCGTCACGACTTTCGCGTGCAGATTGCTGCGCTCGGCGTGCAGCGCATCCTGTGGCGGCGCCAGACCGATCGCCACGGCGTCCAGTGGTCAAAGGAAGAGGTCGAACCCGGTGAAACTTCGATACCAGACTGAGGATGATTTTTACGCACGGCTGCGACGCGAGTACATGTCAGCCGATGGTGAGAATGGGGATAAGATTTTACGGTTCGTTCTGCGCGGCGCGGCAGATGGATCGTTGACGAAAAAACATCTTGTCGATGGGAAATACGGCTTGTCGGATGATGACTGGGCTGCGCTGAGCAGTGCAGCGGAATCTGCTGCCGCGCGGGCCGAAGCGGTACGCGAGCAAGCGCAGTATGAATTGCAGGCAATCGCCGCAGCCGATACGCAGCGGAAGGCAACATCCAGCCGAGTGCAGCTGAAGGACGACGCGATAGAGGATCGGATCTGATGGCACTCACAAGCACGACAATCACGACGAAAGACATGGGCGATGGACGGGTCCACGTCGTCGAGCGGCACCAGAGCGAGGACGGCATTGATACGGAACTGTTAGTCTGGGTGGCTGACGATAAGGTGGATATAGAAGCCGCTGCCGCAACACGCAGGAAGAGCCTGAATGCTGCGCGCGCAGAAGAGGAGTTCTGGCGCATCGTGAATGAGGCTCTCCACTGATGGCGACTATCTATTGCAGCACCTCCGGGAGCAACACGAGCCCCTACGACACCAAGGCCAAGGCGGCAACCAATCTTGATACCGCACTGGGCGCCGCCAGTGCGGGGGATACGGTTCTGCTGGAGTCGTCATATGTCGAGACGGTTTCTGCAGCGAAAACCTTCACCATCCCCGCCGGCGTGTCAGTCATCGCGATCAATTATTCGACCGACAAACGTCAGCCTATGGCCGATGCCGGGGGGTACATAGGCCGCACATCGGGTTCGTCCTACGCGCTGACGGTCGTCTTTGGGTCGGGCGCATACCTATACGGCCTATGTGGGGTAATCGCGCCAAACTACACCAACGCGAGCATCACAGCACACACGACTGCAGGGGTCGCAGCACAGGCCGTGCTGGATTCGTGCACGTTTACGAACAATGCCCGCGGCTCAGTCGCTGGCATTCAGATCGGGCGGACGAACTCAAATAACAACTCCTCCGAGATGCAGTTGCGCAACTGTGTATTGGAGGCTATTGGTGCACAGGGTGCTAGCGGGGCCTGTCGGGTAAAGTTCTCCATATTGGGGGATATGATTGGGGGGCGTATTAGCAGGATATCCCCCAGCTTATACAGCGCTACCAACATGATCGGTGTTGCCGGGACCAACGATGAAGGCGGAGGCTCGATCCGGTTCATTGGTGTCAATCTGGCGAATGCGGTTTCGGATGTGGCGCTGGTCGGTGTTGGGACCGGGTCAGCAGCGCATGTGCAGATCATCGACTGCAGGACACCGGAATACTCCGTCATCACCGATAACCCGCGTCGTCTCCTCGTGGACATGATCCACTCGGGGACAGACAGCTGGAGCCGCGGATTCACCAGTCGATGGTCGTACGCCGGCGTAGCCTACGCGACACCCTCAATCTACACATCCGACGGACCCACCTGCGACGGGACCATCCGGTACTCGATCATGATGTGGTCTACTGGCAATTGTGGCCCAGGAACGCCGCTGATCACGCCGCTGATCACGCTGTACAACGAGGATGACGCGCTGAGCGCGGACCTGTCGGTCGAGGTTGCAGTAGAAGGCTCAGCTACCCCCCTGACGGGGGATAAGCTCTGGGCGGAGTTCATCACCAGCAGCGGCACGATTTCCAGCCCGTTTGTATACACGAGCACCTTCGACGAGACAGGGGGGGACGTCCCCGCCGGCAGCGCCTCGTGGACTGGGTTCTTGTCCCCCACCGTATGGAAGGGCAAGCTCAAGATTCCAGTAAGCGTGATCCTCGCGGGGGAGCTACGGGTACGGATCGTTTGCACGATACCGAGCACGGCGTTATACGTAGACCCTCAGATCCGGGTGACCTGAACCATGGCTATCGCCCGCGCGACACCGACGGGGGTGGTGCAGCGTGGTGGGATTTCGCGCGCGGCGCCAACTGGCATTTTTCAGGCGCCAGCGGCCACGCCGGCAATCACGCTGCAGCCGGCACCAGCCCTGCTCACGATCACCGGCTACGCGCCGCTGCTGGCGACCACGATACTGCCCGACGCGGCGAGCCTCACGATCACCGGCTACGCGCCGCTGCTGGCGACCACGATACTGCCCGACGCGGCGAGCCTCACGATCACCGGCTACGCGCCGCTGCTGGCGACCACGATACTGCCCGACGCGGCGAGCCTCACAGTCACCGGCCTTGCACCAGCGGTCGCTGCTGCCTTGTACCCGGCTCCTGGCGATGTGCGTTACGGCGTGATCTACGGGCCGGACGGGATCTATACCGGGACGCTGCGCAACTCGGGTGGAGTCTGGCTGCGCCGTCGCTGAAGTGTCCGTAAAGGGGGCTGGCATCACATAGCCTGACGACCATCAGGAGATCTCTCGATGTCGTCTACTGTCCAGATTTGCAACATGGCTCTGTCGCACATTGGCGCGGGGCCGTTGATCAGCGCGATAAACCCGCCCGACGGCAGCACCGAGGCCGGCTACTGCGCGGCGTTCTACGACCAGGCGCGCATCGAGCTCCTCGAGGGCAGCAATTGGGACTTCGCGCTGAAGCGCGCAGACCTTGCGTCGATCACGAACGTCAGCACCACTTGGGCCTACGCCTACGCGCTCCCGTCCGACTGCCTGTCCGCGAAGCGCGTCCTGTCGGTTGGCGCCGGCGTAACGGTGTTCAACCAGGATCAAATTTCGCGCGCGTTGATGACCGACCGCAGAAGCGCGGCGTTCGATATCGAGGGCGCGACGCTATTCACCAACGAGCCAGACGCAACGCTGGTCTATGTGACCGACGTGATCGACACGGGGCGGTTCACGCCGGGCTTCAGCGCCGCGTTGTCCTACCTGCTGGCTGCGTACCTCGCAGGCCCGATCGTCCGTGGCGCCGAAGGCGCGCGGCTCTCCAACGCCATGCGCTCGAGCGCGATGTCGATCGCCGACCTGGCCGCAACGGCGGCAGCGAACGCGAGCAGCGCCGAGTCCTCGCTATCGCCCAGCATCCTGGCGGTGCGCGCGTGACCACGAAGCTACTCCTGCGATCGTTTGCCGGTGGCGAGATCACTCCCGAGCTGAACGGGCGGATCGACCTCGGCAAGTTCCAGACCGGGCTCGGCTTGGCGCGGAACTTCATCACCTTGCCACACGGGCCGGCCGCGCGCCGCCCGGGCACGCGCTTCATCATCGAGGCAAAGGATTCGACCCACAAGGTACGCCTGATACCGTTCCAGTTCAGTGCCGACCAGACGGCGGTCCTCGAGTTCGGACACCAGTACATCCGCTTCCACATCGACGGCGGCACGCTGCTCGAGGGCGCGGTGGCGATCGACAGCATCACCGGCGCAACAGTGACGGCAACCGCTCACGGGTTCAGCACGGGCGATTGGGTCTACATCGGAGCCCGATTCCACAAGATCACGGTGACTGGCGCCAACACGTTTACGACGGCGGATTTTTGGGGTAGCGCCTCTGCGGCGGACGGGCCCACATGCGCCCGAGTCTACACGCTGGCCAGCCCATACGACGAGGCGGATCTTTTCAAACTCGGCTACGCGCAGGACGCGGACGTGCTGACGATCACACACCCAGCCCACGCTGTACGCGAACTCTCGCGCCTGGGTGCGACGAACTGGGCACTGACCGTTGTCGACTTCGCCCCGCCAACTGGCGCGCCATCATCGGTGCTGGTCACACCAACGTCGCCGGCAAGCGGTGTCGCAACACAATCATCCTATGTTGTTACAGCGGTGCAGGCAGACGGCGTGACCGAGTCTTTGCCTAGCGCTGTGGCATCGGCCAGCAACGATCTGACTAAGCAGGGCAACTACAACACGGTGTCCTGGTCTGGTGTTGCTGGCGCCGTGCGTTACAACGTGTACAAGCTGCGCGGCGGGGTATACGGATACATTGGGCAAATCATCCCGGACACCACGCTATCGACCGTCATTGCGTCGATTTCCCGCGGCTTCTTATCCACGATCAGCGTCACGACGTCCAGTGCGCACGGAATCACGTATGCGCCCTACAAGCGCATCTACGTCTCCGACACAGGCGTGCCAAGCCTGGACGGCACGTGGTGGCTGACAGCCGTTCCTACCGCCACCACGCTTACGCTGCATTACCCTTACGGGGGCATGCCCGCATCAGCAAGCACCGGCAAGATCACTGATGTCTCGAGCTCTTCCGCGTTGTCCGTCAAGGATGACAACGTTCTGCCGGACACAACGACGCCGCCACCAGACGACCTGATAACGCTCAACAAGGAGCAGTCGGATTATCCATCATGTGTGACCCACCACGAGCAGCGCCGATGGTTCGCCGGAACCGACGGGAAGCCTCAGGTGCTGTTCTGCACGCGCACCGGCACGACGTCGAATCTCACATCGAGCCTGCCAGCGCGCGACGCCGACGCGCTCGAAATCCGCATCGCCGCGACGCAGTACAACCGCATCCGGCACCTGATGGCACTGTCCGACCTGATCGCGTTTACCGCGGGCGGGGAGTTCCGCATCTACGCCGAGGGCGCCCCGGCGATCACCCCAAACAGCGTGAGCGTCAAGCCGCAAGGGTTCAGCGGCGCGGCTGACGTGCAGCCGGTGGTGACCTCGGGATCAATCCTGTATGTCCAAGCCCAAGGAGCGCACGTGCGCGAGCTGGCGTACAACTGGGAGGCGAACGCTTACCGGTCGATCGACGTGAGCATGTTCGCGCCGCACCGATTCAATGGGCATGCCATCACACAGCTTGCCTACTCCCGCGCACCGGATCAGATCCTCTGGGCAGTGCGTGACGACGGGGTGTTGTTGGCGATGACCTACGTCCCCGATCAGCAGGTCTTTGGCTGGCACATGCACGAGACCACGGGCGGCGCCTTCGAGTCGGCATGCGTTGTGTCCGAAGGCAACGAGGATGTGCTCTACGTCGTTGCGAGGCGCACCATCGACGAGCGCGCCGTTCGCTACGTCGAGCGTCTCAACACCCGGATCTTCACCGCGCTCGAGGATGCGTATTTTGTGGACTGTGGACTGACGTACTCCGGCGAGCCAACGGACACGGTCACCGGCCTGTGGCACCTGGAAGGGCAGGAGGTGCAGATCCTGGCTGACGGCGCGGTTGCCACGCCAGCCACGGTCACCGATGGTGCAGTGTCTGTCGGCTTCGAGGCGAGCGTGATTCACGTCGGGCTGCCGATCGTCTCTGACCTGCGCACGCTGCCACTCACGCTCGAGGGCATGAACGCCGCCGGCCAAGGCACGCTGAAGAATGTTACCAAGGCGCACTTGCGCGTATCGAGCTCGTCGTTGGTGCAGGCCGGGCCGTCGTTCGGACGCCTGCGCGCATACCCGCCGCGCGCGGTGAGCGACAACTACGGATCACCGCCGGGGCTACGTGACGGTGAGCTGACGCTGACCATTGACCCGGTATGGTCGACCGACGGCGCGGTGTGCGTGCGCCAGGCGGAACCCCTCCCGCTCACAGTGGCGTCGATGACGCTCGAGGCGCAGGTCGGTGGCTGAGGAGATCAGGATTTACAGCGCGCGCCTCTCAGATGCCGAGGAACTCCTCGGCAACCTGCGGCCGGCTGACCTCGCCGAGTGCCGCGCCTACGGCAAGCCTGATCTGCTCGAGGGGCTGCGCGAGAGCATCCGCGAGTCGGACGAGTGCTGGGCGCTGCGCGTCTCAGCTGGAATGCTGGGTGTGTTCGGCGTTGGCGCTATCGCGCCTGGCGTCGGATCGCCCTGGATGCTGGGCACGCCGTTGCTCGATAAGCGCCCGCGGATGGTGCACGCGATGGCGCGCAGTTACCTGCAGGGGATGCGCACGCGCTATCCGCTCCTGCTGAACTTCGTCCATGCCGCAAACACGCGCAGCGTCTGCTGGCTGGCGCGACTGGGCTTCACCATTCACCCGCCAGAGCCCTACGGCTGCCTGGGCGAGATGTTCCACCGATTTGAGATGCACGCCGATGTGTGAGCCCGTCACGATGTCCCTGCTGGCGGCCGGAACGCTGTTCTCGGCCTACGGCACTTACCAACAGGGTCAGGCCGCACAGGATGCGGCGAGGTACAACGCGCAGATGGCTGAATACGCCGCTCAGGACGCGGAGCGCCGCGGCGAGGAGGACGCGCTGGCGGTGCGCAGGAAGGCCGCCTCGCTCAAGTCGAGTCAGCGTGTGGATCTCGCCTCTCGCGGTCTCGACATCGGCTACGGCACGGCGCAAGACCTCCAGGACCAGACCGACTTCTTCGGCGAGCAGGACGTAGCCACCGCGCGCTACAACGCGCGCACGCAGGCGTGGTCCGCGCGCGCAGGCGGGAAGCTCGCGCGTGCCGAGGGTAACGCGGCGGCGCACCAGGGACTGCTTGGCGCCGGCGGTACGCTGCTGCAAGGCGCGGGCATGGTGTCGAGCAAGTGGTCGACGAAAAAACCGTCAGGGACAACTTGAGCCATGCCGCGCGTCCCGACCTACGACGGCCCCGCACTGCAAAGCGCTCCGCTGCGCCCACCGACGGCGCGCCCGCTGGATGTGTCCTCGGGCACGCGCGCGATTGGCCAGGGGTTGGCGGTCCTCGGCGAGGAGCTCGACCGCCAGGCCGAGCGCGCCGCGCAGGCTGAGGCCTATGATGCAGAATTCCGCGCGACCGACGCATGGCTGAAGTGGGACACCAGCGCGCGAGAGCACGCCAGGGGTGGTGGGGCAGACCAATACGAGGCAGATGCCGAGGAGTGGTGGAGCAAGGCGCGCGAGGAGTACGGCGCGAACCTGAGCCCGCGTGCGAAGGCGCTGATCGGGCGCAGCTTGCAGCAGAAACACCTATCTGCGAAGGCCAACGTGAGCGCCTTTGCCGGCGCCGAGCGCGAGCGACACGCCGACGAGGTCGCAATGGCGGACATCGCCACCACGATCCAATTCGGCGTGTCCAGCGGGACGGTGGATGCAACGCGCGGGCAGCTTAAAGAGAAGGTCGCCGCCTTCGGTGCACGCAAGAACTGGAGCACAGAACAGGTAGAGCGGGCGCAAGGAGAGTACATCTCCGCGATGCACGTGGCGCAGATCGACAAGCTCTCGCCAGTGGAGGCGCTTGCGTACTTTACAGCGCACTCCGACGAGATCGACTTCAGGAAACAGGGTGATTTGCGCAAGGCTCTCGAGCGCAATATCGAGATCGACCAAGCCAAAAGCGAGGCAAGAGCAAAAGAGGCTGCCCGCGAAGCAGAAGAGCGTCTACTGGATTCTGCCTGGAGCCTATACGCTCAAGGGCAGCCCGTGCCACCTTCTGTGATCAGCGCTCTGCCAGGCAGGCAAGCGGTGCAGCTGATGAACGCCATCGAATCGCGCGCTGCTCGCGAGGCACGGGGAACGAAAGTGGAGACGAACATCGGCGCGTACCTGGACGTGCGCGAAGCGATCGAGCGCGGCGAGCGCGTCGATCTCCGGCAGTTCGATGGCGTGATCAGCCCGACAGACATCAAGTCACTGGCAAGCCTGTCTACGCCAGGCCAGGCGGCCGGGTTCCTTACCGATGCAGAATTGAAAAACAAAGCGCTAGTTGATCTTGGCATAGATAAAAAGCGCGACCCGACATCCGCATACACGGTGCTTGGATTGATTGACAGCAGGATGACAGAGAGCGCCCAGGCAAAAGGGAAGCCGCTTACGCCAGACGAAAAGCGGGCTGTAATAGAAGGCGTTGTCACAGATCGCGTCTACGTTGACGGGTGGAGCTGGAGAGACAAGGAGAAGCAGACCAGCCTGCTGTCCGATGATGAGGTTGGTGACGCCTATGTCCTGGTTGGCGGCAAGAAGGTAAAGACATCGGTGGTGCCATTCGACAAGCGCCTGAAAATAATTCGCGCACTGCGCGCAAGAGGCTTGCCAGAGACAGAGCAGGTCATCGTCGAGACCTACATCGAGAAATACCCTGACGGGCAAGAACGCAACGGTGGTGTAAGTGGCGGCTGGTGAGTTTGATGACATTCTTGACGCAAAGGCCGAGAGAACGAGCAGGCGTGTCAGCGTTCCTGTGGACGCGGATGACGAGTTTGATGATGTTCTCAACGCTCGAGCCGAGAGGCAGCACAGGTATATCAGCACTCTCATTGAAGCCGCCGTCAAAGACAATCCAGGTGCTGCAGCAGAGCGAGACAGGCTGTCGCGCTCCACGGGGCTTCCTCCTGATGTAGTCGCGCGCAACCAGCAGGAATTGAAGCGCAAGGAGATGGTGCGGGCGATTGACCTTGACCTGAATCGCATGATGCGAGACTCGCCAATCCTGTACCGCCATTTTGCCGACCCATCGTTTGCCAGCATGGCAATCGATGACGTCGGCCCGCTGACGCGCCTCGGGCGCACAATTCTCTCGGTGCCTGCCGACATCACGGCACAAGGCCTCGGGTTACCCGAACTCGCCCTGAAGGCCGGTGGCGAGTTCCTCGACTGGGGTGCCGGCAACCAGCCGCACGCCAACCCGCTCCGCGATGCGGGCGAGTGGCTGGGCACGATCCGGCAGGGTCAGCAGGCGCTGGCGGAAGAGCTGCGCGGCGACCAGTCGGGCGCGGGGTTCTTCGAGCAGGGCGTCCTCGGCGGCGTGTCGTCGTTCGTGCAGATGCTGCCCGGCATGCTGGGCACCATCGCCACGGGCAACCCCGCGTTCGCGCTGTGGGCCGCCGGCCTGCAGTCGGGCTCGACCACGGCGGCCGATGCGATGGACTCCGGCCTGCCCGCCTGGCGCTCAGGCCTCGTCGGCATGACCGACGGCATGATCGAGGCCATCACCGAGATGGCCCCGGCGTTCAAGTTCGTCGAGAGCATGAAGGTGGGCGACTCGTTCGCCAGGTTCTTCGGCAAGCAGTTGATGACCGAACTCCCCGGCGAGCTGCTCGCCACGCTCGGGCAGGAGTACAACGCCTGGGCCGCAGGCCTGCGCGGCGATGCGGATCTCGGCGAGTGGGTGCGGACCCTGCCCGAGGCTCAGGCGCAGACCGTGATCGCCACGCTGACGATGGTCGCGCTGACCTCCGGCCTCGGCCGCGGGGCCGTGCGGCTGCTGCAGGACCGGAAAGCCGCCGAGGAGGCCCCGCAGAAGGCCGAGCGGCTGCGTGAGCTGTTCGAGCTGTCCAGCGCATCGGCGCTCAGACAGCGCGCTCCTGAGACGTTTGCGGAGTTCGTGGACCAGGCCGCCGCCGATGGCCAGCAGACCCTATACCTCGACGCCGAAGCCCTCGCGCAGTCCGTGCGCCAGATGCCGCCTGAAGAACTGGAGCGCGCGCTGCCGGGCGCTGCCGAGCAGCTCGCACGCGGCGAGCGCTGGGTGTCGGTGCCGCTGGGCGCGGCAATGGCCGGCGTGCCAGGAACGGCGCTGGAGGACCTGATCGTCCAGCACAGCAAGCTCGACCCCGAGGGGCTGACGCTCACCGAGGCATCGGCCGCGACAGAGCAGGCCGACAGCCTGATCGCCACCGAGATCGACCGCATCCAGCAGGAGGCTACGGACCAGGCGGTCGTGATCGAGCAGATCGACCGCGTGCGGGGCGTGATCGAGGAGCAGATCGTGGCCTCGGGGCGCCACTCCCCAGACGTTGCCGCCGTACAGGCCGAGTGGTTGGCGCGCGCCTACACGGTGCTGGCGGACGCCGAGGGCATGACGCCGGATCAACTGTGGGCCGAACGCCCGCTGATCATCCGTGCTCAGCAGGGCATGGCGGCGTCCAATGGCGTGAATGCCGGCGACAAGCTGACGCAGAACACCGGGCCGTTCGGCCAAGTGTTCACCGAATACCGAGGAGATGCTCAGGGCGCAATTGCCCGCTTGACGCAAGAGCAGTCTGGTGATGCCACAGCAGCGCTATCGCATCCTGAGATAGGCGACATCGATCTGGTATGGGGGAAAGCGGGGACAAACCGACATGACGGCTACGGGCTCGCGAAACTGGTGCGGTGGCATCCGGAGGTGCTGTCTGACTTGCAGGGGTTGATCGGGTCTATGCGCGTGACACAGCGCAGCGAAAATCGCGTGCACCTTGAGTCTGAGGATCACGAAGCTTCGGTTCGCTTGCAATGGGATGGTCAGTCAAAACACTGGCTGCTGACCGCGTATCAGAAGAGGGGAAGCGACACCGGCACGAGGACGGACATTGCCGGCGCTGATGTGGCGGATGACTCGCCGCCAACCGCTTCCGAAGCCATTGTAGAACAGGACATGCAGCAGTTCTACCAAGCCCAGGCCGCCTTCGACGGCCCGGAGCTGGGCAATACGCCGGTCGGCGACCTGATCGAGATCGAGAAGGCCTATGGTGGGCGGGCAGCGTGGGAAAGGGCGAAGGCAGACGAGCGGACCAAGCTCACCTACGGCCAGTGGGTCACGGTACGGACACCGGCCTTCAAGAATTGGTTTGGGGATTGGGAGGCGTTGCGATCGCGGGATGCTCTCCAGAAAATGGAGGACATCGCCATTCAGGCGCTTCCTTCCGATTTGGCTGGCGCTTCGCTGCGGGATGAAGCCAGGCGTGTTTACGCTGCTGCCGCCAAGGCGGGGCCGGTTACGACACTGGACGGACGCAAGGTTGAACTGACGCCTGTTGGTCTCAAGAAAACCCGATTTCACAGTGCAGACCGTCGCGTCCTGGACTTGCTTGGTTCCATCCGCGAAGTGCTGGGGAGCGCCCAACACGTTGCCAGCGTGGCGCATGAGCAGGCCAAACCGGGTGACTCCATCCGTGCGTGGCACTACTACGGGGCCAAGGTGAACATCGGCGGGCAGGAGTTGTTCGCGAAGCTGGTGGTGCGAGAATCTGTCGACGGGCAGATTTACTATGACAATGGCCTGTCCGGTCTGGAAGAGATCAGCGGGCGTGCTGGTGACGCTACCCAGACCAAACCCGGGGCGGCAGCCGTTTCCGCTGACAAGCACACCTTAGCCGACCTGCTGGCGGGCGGCAACTCCGACACCGTTTCCAAGGTCATCGACCCGGAGACCGGGGAACCGAGGGCGGTGTATCACGGGACTGGCGCTGACATCGAAATATTCCAGCCTGGGTTGAATCGACTTGGTGCAGTGAGTGCTCTTGGAGAGGACGCCGACCATCGCATGTTCTTTACCCCGCGTGCCGATCTTGCCGGTCAATATGCCAACAAGAACAACGGGGCGGTTTATTCGGTGTTCCTCAAGATTACCAACCCAATGCCGGATGAAATCAGGAGCGGCGGCAACAGGCGAGGTGAGTCTGGCTACAACAGGAATGCGATGTTCCCTGGTGGGTTCAGCGGTACCGCAGATCAGATTGAAACTGCGCTTCGAGGCGGTTTCGACGGGGAGATGGTGGGTGATGAGCTTCGGGTTTTCCACCCCGCCCAGATCAAATCCACCTTCAACCGCGGCACCTTCGACCCGAACGACCCGGATGTGCGGTTCAGCTTCGTTGGCCAGCGTGCTGCAACTGCTGACGCCCACGCTCTGGCTACGGCCCAGGAGCGGCTGGACGCAGGCGAAGACGCCGAATCGGTTCGTCGGGACACGGGATGGTTCAAGGGCGAGGATGGCAAGTGGCGCTTCGAGATCAACGACAAGGACGCCAAGCTAATCGGCTTGCGCGACGACGGCGATGGCAAAGCGCATCGGAACAGCGATTTGGGCGAGGTGCTGGACCATCCGGCGCTGTTTGCCGCCTATCCGGCGCTGCGCAATGTGTGGGTGCAGATCGAGGTTGATCAGTCTTTCTTGGACGAGTCAGGCGCGTACACGCTGGCGCGCCCAGCGGACGAGAACACCGTAGCCCGGGCGGCGCAAATCGACGTGAAGGCCCGCACTGAGAGCGAGGCGCTATCCGTACTGCTGCATGAAGTCCAGCATGACATCCAGACAATCGAGGGGTTCGCGAAGGGAGGCAGTGCCAGCGATCAGTCATTACCGACATTTTTGGAGATGGGAAAGGCCATCAACGAGGATGCGACGCGAAGGCAGGAAGAGGTGCGCAATTCGCCAGAGTACGCGGAGTTTGTGCGCAATTTCATCGAAGGGTACGAAGGCCCGCAATACGTGGATCGCCGTGGGCGTCAGGTGGATGCGGCGCAATTGGCCGCCGATGAGGCAGCTTATCAACGGTTCATTGCGCCGATCGAAGAGGATCGCCTGCAGCGCATAGATGGGCTTGGGGATTCCTACGGCATTGACACTAGATACGCCGCCTATCGTCTTCTCGCAGGCGAAGTCGAGGCACGCAACACCCAGTCCCGACGGGGATTGACCGACGAGCAGCGCCGCACCACGCCGCCCAGTACGACTGCAGACGCGGCGAGCAGGGATGTGATCGTCATTTTCAACGGGAAGGTGGCGCACAGTGCGCCGCCCCCTGTGAATGCGGCTCAGTCTGTGGACAATGGGGCATCCCAAGGAGACGGCAATGCACAACGAGGCAGGCGAACCTACGACAACGGCATCCCTCAAGGACTGCCCGCAAAGCGAACCGCAGACTCTGACGCCCTCGAGCGGATCATCGACGCTGAACAACGACGCGCCGGACTCCCTGAGGGCTTCCAGGCCGTGGCCGTCCGGCAGGATCAATTGCCTGACGCCCTTCGTGGCGCCTTGGCCGGACTCGAACGAGCAACCGGAACACGAGTAGTCATTTTCCGCGCGTTGACGCCGGAGATTGCCGACTTCAACGGGGTGACGATTCGGGACGGGGTGCTGTACGTCAGCGAGACGGCGCAGAGTCCGGCCACGTCAACGGCTGCGCACGAGTGGGTTCACAACCTGAGGAAGACGAACCCGGATCTGTATGCCCGCCTTGAAAACGAGGTGCGACGCCAGGGCGACGCTTACGGCTTTGCCGCCAAGTACGGCTACACGATGGGTCAAGCCCATGAGGAACTGACCGCAGCAGCCGTGGGCGACGCGCTGACGGATCCGAAGTTTTTGGAACGGCTGGCCGAGCACGATGCGGGGCTGTTCACCAAGATGGCCCGGGCCTTCCTGAAGTTCTTGAAGGGCTTCGCGGATGGTTGGCGCAATCAGGGCTCGGATGCCTTCCTGCAAGACGTGCATGCCTTCCACGACGTGCTGGAAGAGGTGCTGCACGCCTACGAGCGGGCGAAGCCGAAGGAGCGGGCGCAGGCGGGGTTTGTGAAGAGCGTGTTCGCGCGCTTCCAGCGCGTGTGGCACGGCACGCCGCACCGCGGCATAGAGACGACGGGATTCAAGCTCAACAAGATTGGCTCCGGGGAAGGCGCGCAGGCGTATGGCTGGGGGATGTACTTTGCATCGCAGCGGGAGGTGGCGCAGCGATACCAGCCAAGGAACAAGCGAGCCGAAGAGCTCATGATGGCCGAGTACAGCAAGGCCGAGCGCGCTGGTGACTACGAGTCTCTTGAGCTATGGGAGGCGGCCCTTACACACAAGCTGTCAGACGATATTCTCTCCGAAGAGGAATTCGGTCACATCCCAATAACCAAGCGAGATGCGGTCGCACGAAAAGTACGCGAGATCGGCAAGAAAACATCAGCCGGCGGGAGCCTCTACAGCGCCAACATCCCCGAGAACGACGAACTGCTGGATTGGGACAAGCCGCTGTCTGAGCAGCCGGAGAAGGTGCGGCAGGCGTTGATTCGTGCCGATGTGATGGATGAATCGGTGCTTGGCGAATACACAGGCCAGCAGTTATATGAAGGCATGGTGCGTGACCGCACGATGTTTGACGGAATGTCGCGCAGCGATTCCGCCAAAGCCGCCAGCGAACACTTGCAATCCCTCGGCATCCCCGGCCTGCGCTACCTGGACGGCAACAGCCGGGGCCAGGGCGAGGGCTCGCACAACTATGTGATCTGGGATGAGGCGCTTCTGACGCCGGAGAATGCGGATATTCAGGCGCTGTACCAGCGCGGGAAGGTCGTCCGCGCCGCCTTCAATCCGTCCGAGTTCGCCATCACGCTCGGCCCCGATACGAACCTGACCTCGCTGCATCACGAGTCGGCGCACGCGTTCCTGGAGCTGCTGCACTACCTCGCCGCGCGCGACGGCGCCTCCGAGCGCTCGCGGGGCATGATGGACGCGGCGCTGAAGTGGATGGGCATCGCAGGCGACACGCCCGAGGAGCGGCTGGCCGCGTGGGGTGCGATGAGCCTGAACGAGAAGCGCGCAGGGCACGAGCAGTTCGCCGAGGGTTACGAAGCCTACCTGTTCGAGGGCAAGGCGCCCACGCCCGAGCTGCAGCGGCTCATGGGCCGGTTCCGCGCGTGGATGAAGCAGGCGTACGGCTCGCTGAAACAGTTCTTCGCGGGCAAGGGCTGGCAGCTCGACCCCGAGATCCGCGCCGTGTATGACCGCATCCTCGCCACCGATGCCGAGATCCGCAGTGCCGAGGAGCGCGCCGGGCTGGTGCCGGATGACGCGGCCACCACGGCGGCCATCGAGAAACTCACAGCTCAGAGCCTGCGTGACCTGCGCTGGGCGCGCGAGGCCCGCAACAAGACGCTGCGGGCGCTGCAGCGCGAGGCGGCGTCGAAGCGCAAGGCGGTGCGTGAGGAAGTGGCGGCCGAGGTGATGGCCAGCCCGCTGGAGCAGGTACGCAAAATCCTGCGGACCACGAAGGAGGAGGACGTTAACACGCCGGCGCTGATGGACGCGCTCGGCGTCAGCTCGCCCGAGGAGTTGGCGCGGGTGCTGACGTTAGCGCCGTCCGCAGCTGAGATGATCGAGGCCGGCACGGACCGGCGCATGCTGGAGCGCTACGGCGAGCTGACGGACCCCGAAGCACTGGCGGCTGCCGCGGATGCAGCCGTGCACAACGAGGCCCGTGCGCGGGCTCTGGCGGCCGAGCTCCGCGCGCAGGACGAGGTGATGGGCGAGCGCGCCGACACCGGCCGGCGCAACGCCCGCGGGGCGCGCATCACCGAGAACGTGGTGCTGGAGGCGGGCAAGCGATTCGCCGACTCCATTGTCCGCAGCACGCCGGTGGGGGAGCTGAAGGCAAAGCGCCAGCTCTACCTGGCGGCCGAGCGCAAGGCTGCCCGCGCCCAGCGCGCAGCCACCGCCGCCGGCAAGACGGCCGATGCGATCGCCGCGCAGAAGGACCAGCTCCTGAACCACCTGGTCGCCAAGGGTCTGATGGATGCGGTGGACGAAGCAGACGCGGCGCGCGAGGAGTTTAAGGAATACGTCAAGGCGGGCATGAAGGCTCAGGTGACGAAGGGCCGCGACCCGGCCATCGTTTCCATGCTCCGCGTGATCATGGGCCAGTACGGCATCATCGAGCGCCAGGCCGAGAAGGCCCGCGACTACCTGCAGATGGTGCAGGCCTTCGACCCGATCACCTCTCAACGCCTGGAGGCGATCATCGCGCAGGCCGAGCAGAACGCGAAGCCGTACAAGGCGCTGACCGTCGACGAGCTGCAGGCGCTGCGCGACCTGCTGGGATCGATCTGGGAGATCGCCAAGACCTCCCGGATGATGGAGGTGGACGGGAAGCAAATGCGGCGCGAGGACGCCGCAAAGATGCTCCTGGCGCGCATGGAAGAGAAGGGCATACCCAAGGTGATCCCCGGCGAATACGGCGCCATTACGCCAGGCGAGGAGCGCGTGCTGGGGTTGAAGGGCGCAATGGCGTGGCTGGTGCGCGTCGAGCAGTGGACACAGGCGATGGATGGGAAGTGGGGCGGACCGTTCACGCGCCTGATCTTTCAGCCCATCAAGGAAGCCGCCGACCGCTACCGCGCTGATCGGGTGGTGTACCTCAAGAAGTACGAGGCGCTGATCAAGCAGATTGAGCCGTACCTGCACGCGGATCCGATCGTCGCGCACGAACTGGGAGGCTACACCTTTTCTGGGCACACCGCGCTGTTGCACGCGCTGCTGCATACCGGCAATGAATCGAACAAGCGCAAGCTGCTGCTTGGTAGACAGTGGGCATCGCTGCGCGAGGACGGCACGATGGACACCTCGAAATGGGATGCCTTCCTGCAGCGCATGCACGACAGCGGCGTCATCACGAAGGCGCACTGGGACTTTGTGCAGGGCGTGTGGGATCTGCTGGAGGAAACCAAGCCGCTCGCGCAGGCCACGCACCGCAGGGTGTTCGGCAGGTTCTTCGACGAGGTGGCCGCCGATCCAGTCACCACGCCGTTCGGCACCTACCGTGGGGGCTACGTGCCGGCGCAGGCCGATGCGCGGCAGACGCCCGATGCAGCCGTTCGCGCGCTGGTGGAAGACCAGAACGCGTCGATGATAAACGCCTTCCCTGAGCCCGCGCGCGGGTTCACCAAGGGCCGGGTCGAATACAACGCTCCGCTGCTGCTCGACCTCGGAGCGCTCCGCCAGCACATCGACAAGGTGCTGCTGTTCGCGCACATGGAAGGCCCGGTCACCGACGTGACCAAGCTGCTAACAGATAAGGAGGTGAGCAACGCGCTGTTCCGCATCTCGCCGCACGCCTACGACACGATCCTGCTGCCATGGCTTAAGACCGCCTCGCGCCAGACCGTCGAGACACCGATCGCCGGCGATCGCGGGGTACATCGCCTTGTTACCTGGATGCGCTCGCGCTCGGGTATGGCGCTCATGTTCGCCAACGTGAGCAACACGCTGCAGCAGGTCACTGGCTTTGTGACGGCGCTGAACAAGGTCAAGGCGAGCTCCTTGCGCCGAGCCGCCGCGCGCTACATCGCGCACCCGGCGGACATGACCGAGGTCATCAAGGCGAAGTCCATTTTCATGCGCAACCGCATCGAGTCCGAAGTGAGCGCCATCAATGCGTCAATGGAGAAGATCCTCATCAACGCGGGGGTGTTTGCGCGGGCCGAGATGTGGACACAAGAGCACGCGTATTTCATGCAGAGCGCCGTAGACAACGTCATGGGGCCGATTGTCTGGTCCGCGGCCTACGACGAAGCCTCAGCACGCGGCGAGTCCGAGAAAGACGCCATTCGATGGGCTGATAGCGTCATTCGCACCACGCAGGGCTCGCAGCTACCGGAGGACGTCGCGCGCTTCGAGACGGGCAACCCATGGGCCAGGCTGTTCTCCCAGTTTGCCGGCTACTTTGGCATGCTGGCCAACACGTCGGCGTCCGAGCTGGTCAACATCCACGAGCAGGGCCTGGGGCTGGTGAGGGGCGCCGGCAAGGCGCTGATGATCGGCCTGTACGGCGTGGCTTTGCCCGTCTGGATCGCCGAGGCCATCGCCATCGCCATGCGAGGCGGTCCAGAAGACGATGACGACGATGGTTATCTCGACGACTGGATGGCGGCCGTGTTTGGCTGGGGCTCGATCCGCGGCGCCACGGCGATGATCCCTTACGCCGGCCAGGCCGTGCTCGGCATAGCGACGAGGCTGAATGACAACCCGGTCGATGACAAACTCTCTCTGTCGCCTGCGATCTCGCTGATTGAATCTACCGTGGGCGTGCCGGCCAACGTCTATCGTGCCATCATCGGTAAGGGCACGTGGGCGGCCGCGGCGAGGTCAGCGGCTGGCGGTGCAACCCTGCTGACTGGCCTTCCAATCTACGCCGTGGCCCGCCCCATCAGCTACACCCTGGGCATGGCGGAAGGGCGCATCGAGCCGCAAGGGCCATGGGATGCTACCCGCGGCCTCATCACTGGCACGCCCAGCCCAGAGAGCAAGCAGCGTCCATGAAAACAGCCCGCGCGCGCATTCACCATAGGGCAAACCACAGGAGTCCTGCCGTATGACACTCTCAGCCACCAATCGCCGTGCAGGGCCGTTCCTTGGCGACGGGGAGCAGGTCGAGTTCCCGTTCGTATTCAAGACATTTCGTGCGGCCGAGCTGCAGGTTGTCGTTACCGATCCAGATAGCGTTGATACGGCCATGGTGCTTGACCTCAACTACTCTGTGACGTTGAACGGGAACCAGGACACCAGCCCGGGCGGAACGATCACCTATCAGCCAGAAGACCCGCTGCCGACCGGGTACATGCTCACCGTGCTGAGCAACGTCCCATATGATCAGCCGCTCGACATTCCCCCCGGCGGCAACTTCAGCCCGATAGCACTGGAGAACGAGCTCGATCGCATCGTGATGCAGATCCAGCAGCTTGTCGAGCTTGCCGACCGCGCATTCATCGGGGGCGTCACGGCGGCCAACCTCTCGATGCCCGCGCCTGTCCCTGGGTGGCTGCTTGGCTGGAACGATGCCGGGACAGGGCTGGAGAACTACCCGCAGCCCGATGGAATCGAGCAGATCGAGAGCTTCATCGTTGCGTGCAGCGACGAGACGACGCCGCTCACGACCGGCACCGCCAAGGCCACGTTCCGCATGCCGTGCGCCATGACGCTCTCAGAGGTGCGAGCATCGCTTACCACGGCTCAGGAGAGCGGGGACACCCTCACGGTCGACGTGGCCAAGAACGGCACGTCTATCCTTGGGCTTGATCTGCTCACGATTGATAACACTGAAAAGACGAGCGTAACAGCGACCGTTGTCACGTCGGTGAGCGACAGCGCGCTCGCGGATGATGACGAGATCACCATCGACATCGCCCAGATTGGCGACGGGACGGCAACAGGGCTCAAGGTCACGTTGATCGGGGTGCGCGCGTAATGGGCATCACGTATGTGTCATGGATTGCGCCTGACTCTGGGCCGGCGCCATTTGCGTGTGTCACGGCACTGGATCCGTCCAGCGCGGCGTCGATGTTCTCTGACTTGGACGGCACACCGGCTGCAGTGAATGATCCGGTCCGGCGGATGCTGGATGCAAAATACGGCGGGCACGCGTATTACAATCCAGATACGGGGCTGAAGAGCATCTGGCGGCGAACTGTTCTCGGGGATCCGTGCTTGCGTTACGGGGCAGCGGATGACTTCACCGTATACATGCGGTCAGAAAACGCCGAGATACCTTTTGATACATGCAACTCGTCAGCGATCATCATATGCGTCGCGCTGGCATTGGTGCCGGAGAGCGCGGTCAACGCATTCTTCCGGTACGTGACATCAGGTGTGACGTACCGGCTGGACGTGCACCGCGCACAGCTTGTGGCGACGCTCAGCGGCGGAATTTCCGCCACTGGCGGCTTTTCCCCGGACCCGGTCGACGACGGGGACGGGCCGTACGTTCCCGACATTCCTGAAATTGCCAATACCCAAGGGGTTCTGACGGCGATCTTTGACGGAAGCAAGGCCACGGTGGCTGCTGGGCAGTTGCGCATTCGGATCAACGGCGCGGAGCAGACGCTGTCCGATGTGACGAGTTATACAGGGGCGCCATTCACCGTCGACAAGGGGCAAGTCCAGTTCAATGGGTTCCTGTCCGCGCCGATATACGCCCTGTTGGTGGGTTCGGATATATCCGAACTCGCCGCGTATGAGCAATGGTGCGCCGATCGAATCGGGATGGACCTGTAGGGGTGCGATGAAGCTCTACGGAGCGGTGCTGTTTTCTGGGTCCACCACGGAGTCTGATA